CTGAGCCGTCTTCTGAATCGCCGCGATCTGTTGATCATTGAAACCCTGCGCTTTGAGCTGAGCGTCGGTTAGATCGCCTGTAAACTGCGTCAGCGTCTTGACCAGCACATCTGATGTCAGCCACGATTTCTGACCAGGCTTCGAGGCGATCGACTCACGGAACGAGTTTCCGTTGATCGTAGCCTTACCAGTGGCTTTGTCAATCTCGACGGCGCCCTTCTTCAGCGCACCCATGTTCTGGGCTGTACGCATTAGCGCCTTCTGGAAGACGGCGCCACCCATACCGGCGTTGACTACCGAGTTCCAATCTTGCAAGCCAACCTTACCCGCAGCGATAGCCTGCGACAACTGATACATGGCCGTAGAGGCCTGCTCAGAATTTGACCCAGACAAAGCCGCCAGGTTGGCTATACCCTTGATTGATTCAGTAGCTGGCTTCAAGCGAACACCGGCAGCCGTAAAGGTACCGATGTTGCGAGCCATCTGACCGAAATTGTAGATCGTTTGATCCGAATATCGATTAAGGTCTTGCAAGGCTGCATTGACGGTTTTCAAATTACCGCCAGAGTCCTGCGTGTTGGCCAGAATCGTCTGGATCGAGTTTAGATTGGTTGCGTATTCCTGGAAGCCCTGTATGACAGGATCCAAAGTTATACTCTTGGCCAAGTTACCAATTTTCGCAACCGCTTGCGTGGCAATATTGGCGAAAACGATGCTTGCCGTTACCTGTAGCTTACCGAATTGGCCACTAATACCACTGATGGCGCGCGAAACGCCACCGAATGAAATCTTGTTAGATGCTCCTTCGAGAGCGGCGAATGCTGCCGGAGCCTCAGGGAAGCCCAGCTTCTGCTTCAGCTTGTCCAAGGCCGTATTAGGCCCAGTGAATCCCACCTTATCCGCAGCACTCTCCAACTCACCAAATGCCTGCGGAGCATCTCTACTGAATCTCAGTTTAGCCTTTAGTTTATCCAAGGCTGACATTGGCCCGGTGAGGGTGACTCTATTGGCATCAGTCTCGATCTGGCTGAGACCACTGGTATGTCCGATGTTTCGGATCGCAGAGTCTAGCTTGCGCAACGTACCCATTGTTGCTGCGACACTAGCTTCGAACTTGCTGTTCTCGAAGCTCATAGCAACAATACGTTCGTCGATACTTGCCATTACTTAGTCACCTCCCTCCAGGCATCAGCTGCAATTTGCTCAAATATCGGACGCATTGCTGGGTTGATGAAATCAAGCCCATGCACATAGCCGCCGGTCCTAGTAGCGTGTCCGTACTGGATCAGCACAACGATTGGAACATGACCAGGATTTTCAGTATTCGTGTTCAACCACTGAATTGAGAAATATCCAGAACGATGAATAATCTCATAGCTCCAGGCATGGGCAGCTTCGCCAGTCTCCTCAGGTGTGGCCGCCTGCAAAGCGGCTACGCCCTGTGCTCCGAATTTTTCCAATCGCTTCAAATATGATTGAGTCCGCATCCGCTTGAGAAATTCATCTAGATTAGTGAATGATCCTCGAGTGGATAGTTTGATCATGAGGTAACCAGATCTACGAGGGCGCCAAATGTTGGCAGACTCGCATCCTCAGTAGCGGTACCATACAGGCGATTTTCAAGACCAAGCAAAGCAATCGGATCCATCTTGCGCGAGTATACCGAAAGATGATTAGTAGCTCGGAAACCATCTAGATAAATCGGAACGCCCGTAAGATCCCACTCGAATGGATTAGCCGAAATCGTTTCGCTTATTGTTTCAGCCGAAGATTCAGATTGTACAGCTTTTAGATTATAAACAATATGAATCTTGTAGCCAAAATCAAAGCCAACGATGTCATTGACAACGCCTGTGCGATAGCACAGATTGAACGTTTTGGTCGGCTGATCATATACTGTGACCCCCGGAGCCAGTTCTGCATTTCCCACTAGCAAATCTAGCTCATCTGGATAAGTAAATGCAGTTAGCTTTGCCGAATAATCTCCCGGAATTACATGATCCTGGTATTTGACACCGTCTAGATAATACGACTTAATTTCTCGCGAACGAGTTTCAATAATTGACACCAAACCGTTCCAAACGACAGCCGGCTGGCCTGGAATATATAGGACACCGCGATCGAGACCCGATTCATATCGACGATCGCCTGCTTCGTCCCAAACAAGAGCAGTCACACAGCCTCCTTTCTATCCACTCGTGCCCAATTGCGCCTTGCGCTGGGCGTTCAATGCACGATTGCGTGCAGCAAGTTCACCACGACTCATCTTCTGTGGCTTAGCCTGCTTGATATTACAGATTCGAATCAAAGTGAATAGACGATTGAGATGCCAACTCTCACATTCGAAAGGAATGTTGAATACTGTCATCCAGTAATAAATCAATTCAGATGTAATGATCTCACGAGATTTAGGAGCGCCCGGTTGATCACTAAACCAAGTTGCTGTCATCTTGGCGTCAATGTACTTGTAAATCTCTTCAAAATTGTCGATAGACAGTTGGGAGAAAATTTCCTCCGGGATTTCAGAGGACACTATCATACATTTTATATAGTCGATGACCTCATCGGAAGTTTTCGATTCGTGCCCAAGAAATGGTTTCTCGTGTTTTGACTCCCATTTTGACAGAGAAAACAAAGAATGCTCAAGCTCTAAAATTGTTCCACCTTGAGTAGTGAATTCTTGACTACTTTCATCAAAGGATTCAACTCCTGAAATTCGAATAGTGAGCATTCCTTGGCTCCTTAGATGTCAAGCAGAACCTTAAGATTGTGATCATCGATCGGATTGATCGTTCCCTGACCGACACGGAAAGGCCGCTGTGCTCTGAGTGTGGTATTGCGTGCGCCACAGTTAGTGCAATAGCCGAGATTGATAGCGGAATTCGGGAAGGTGATCGTGCCACCAAGCAGGACGAAATCTGTCACCAGTGTTGGATCAGTCTGATCTACATCATCACTGGCCTTGTTCGGCTGCAGGAAAATGCCGCCGTTAGTAGCTCCGGGAATGTCGTTTATAACATCGGCTTCAACGATAGTAATCCGATGCCCCGACATACACTGGATGCCGTCACGATGGGGAGGATGACCGGGCGGGAAGTCCGTATCTTCGAGCTTTACTGCGCGACCGTACCACTTATCGATCGTCAAATCGTGAGTCTCAGATCCGATCTTGCCCATGTCTCGCTGCGAACGCCATGTGCTGATCGAACCAATGTACCCGCTGACACCACCAAGCCACCAACCATCGGCGCACTTTCCTTCTGCGTCACGGGGATCGTCTACGACGATCTCAGCGATATCGATCTCGCCCGCGATCTTCAACGTACCACCTGTGACCACAATCGAACCGAACTTTGCACCTTTCCGAATTTCAACCTGCTTGTTATGGTACTTGAACTGTTTGCCGGGCTTATTCACATGCGAATCAAAGACGATCAAATCAGGATTTGCCATAATATTCCTTTAATTGCAATTTAGACCACTCAATGCTTCCAGGGTTTGTTCCTGATCGTGTATGCTCTTAACCAGAGTCGCCGAAGTTATTCCAGGAAAGCCATTTGGATGTCTCAAGAGGTAATCTTTTGTGCCATTGACTCTTGTTTGCATATCATCATAAAGAGTACAGAGTGCATTGTGTACCTGGGCATTTTGTTGATGATTGGTCCAAATTCCAAAACCACCAATCACAATCACTACTCCGTACAGAATACATGTAGCCCATAGCAGAACTTTTAGACGCCGTCGCAGTTCATCAGCTACTGGCTCATTATTCTCCTTCACTCTTCCTCGAATTCTGGTGGTATATCTATAGAACCTAGCATTTTTCGAATTGTCCGCTTGAGCATCGAAACTTGCTTAAGAAGTTCTACATTCTCCTCTCGAACAGACTCTAGAGTTCGATCCTTACGCGATAGTTCTGAGATCAATTCGATATTTTGTCGTTCCAATTCGTTACCACGTTGATCTGATTCAGTAAATCGCATCTCGAGATCGGTAATTCTTTTATTTGCTTGATCAAGACGCGTGCGGTAATCTTCTCTAATGGATGCGCTTTCTGCCCAGAGGGATTCAGCTTCAGAAGTGCTGATTTTACCAGAAAGCTTTCGATTCGCCGCAATGTACGTGATCAGCGGACTAACAATAGCTGCTATAAGTGCGAAGAAAGCGACCCATATCGACGGGCTTACATCTGCAACTCCGAGCAGCCACATCCAAGATCCTTATGGACCAGGAGTCAGAATAGTGATAACTTCGTCGGGCAGAGGCAGGCGTGCGACTGCCACGCCACCGTAAAGGATTGCTTCCAAAGCCGCCAGATCTGCCGGAGCCACTGCCGTCGAATCGATCACGATCAGCGAAGTCGGCTTGTAATCAGTGACTGTCACTGGGGTAGTGGAGATAGCCCACGAGAACGAGATCGCAGATGGCGAATCGTTGATCGTGGCATAGGCCTTCTCAGACGGCGCAGCCAGAGCGCCATAGATCAGATGCAGCTTGTAACCGTGGTCGACACC